AAGGGTTCAAACGAAAAAGGTTTATATTTTGTATGTTTTAGCTTTTGCAAAACAACTCGCGGACTGACAGATTTTGATGTTGTAGTTGTCGTCAATTTTTACAAAAATCCCCCTCAGTCTGATTTTTTGACAAATCATACAACGGAATCGATTTATAAGGGAGATGAAATTTATACAATTGCTAGACTCATCTTGTTTAGTTTTACGTTTCTTCATATCTAATTAAGATTTTATTAATTTTTTTACTTTATATCCAATTATTTTAATTTAAAATTTTATTTCAATAGACGTAGTGTAGTTGTTTATTATATAATAAATGTAGGAGCAAGAAATATTATGAATCGTTGCCAAATTTTCAATAGTTATTCTTTTCATCCTTGGCTAAAAAAATCTTTTAATCGACTGTCTGCAAAAGAAAAGCAAATTGCTGTAGATTTTATAATAGCTCATGATTTTTTGGATAAACCTAATTTTGAGCTAGCAGTGAATCGAATGTTTTTAGAAAAAGAGCGGACAAAAAATTGGACAATTATTTCAGAGCTCCTCTCTTGCGTCAACAGCGCTTTTTAAAAGGTCTTCATCAATTTTAATTTCGCCACATGCTTGAGTTGCTAATTTTGCATCCCCTTTGACAAAAATTAAAACATTTTGATGTGTTTTTCCTAATTTTCTTGACGCACTGAAAGCTTTTCCAGCACGCAGAGCCAACGTGCCAACTGCGGTGACTAAAATTGCTTCGTTATAGAAATTAGCTCCTGCACCTTCAAAAGCTGCAATAGTGTCAGCTACAAAATTTAAATAAATTCCATTATTTTTCTTTTGGCGGACTTCTCCGACAACAAAACAAGCAAATCTATTATTTTTAAGTAATTTTACTGATTCTTTAATAATATCAAAATAAGCCGCCCTAAATTCTGCATAATCTAAAGTTGATAAATCTTTTGGGTTATCTGAATAAACTTCTAAATCTGCGTAAGGCGGACAACTGAAAATTAAATCCGCTTCGATATCCTTGCAGATGGTTGCAATATCTCGCGAATCCCCGCAATGCCAAACAGGCATAGGGTCAACACAAACTTTATCGGCTTGAGCACGATTGCTTTCAATTTGCTCAGGCCGCAAATCGTTGCCAATATATTGACGATTTAATTTAGAGGCAACAATCCCTCTCACACTGCCACCAGCGAAAGGGTCTAGAATTAAACCTTCAGAAGGACAAAACCAGCGATAAATGATTTCGCAAATTACGGGGTCAAAAATGCTTGTGCCAGACTGCACTGGCGCTTCTTGTCCTTTGACTTTTTTTAAAAGGGTAGCAGTTTTTGAAAAACCAAGCAGGTCGTTTGCTCTGCCTTGCTCGCTTTCTATTCCCATAGCTATCCAAGATCTTTTCCGGTCCTGCCACCATCCTTCCCGAGCATTCCACACAGAAAAAGGAGGAATTAAAAACTTTTCAGATAAATTACCTTTTGTTTCTTTATCAGGTTCTTTTTCATTCAAATCAATGGCGAAATCTTTGAGGCCTAACAAATCAATATTAAAATCTGGTCCTAGATCAGCAATATCGCAATTAATTGTTGCAAGATCTAATTCACTCCAAGCTGCTATGGCATTATCTGCGATTAAATCAGCGTATTCTTGTTCTTCGCTTTCGTAATCTTGAAAAGAAACAGGAACTTCGGTCCATTCATTTCTTTGAGCGGCTAAAAGCCTTCCGTGTCCGGATGTTATAAAACCGCTTTGATTGGAGACTTTGATGGGATAACGCCAACCTTGATATTTTAAAATTTCCGCTAGACGCTCTTCCTGTTGATGTGTGTGGTTATTTCTGTTTTTAGGGTGATGCTTCAGGTCAGAAATAGCAACTAAACGATCGTAGGGACAATGGATTTTCATACGCAAAATTTAGCCGATAAAAAGAAAACAAAAAAGAAAAACTTTGAATTTATAATAACTTAAGTTAGAAAAGCTTTTATGAATTTTGACGAATTCGTACAGATTTACCAACCCTAAAAAAGTTTCGGTATGTGGTCTGAAAATTCAAGAGGCGTCAAGCCTCACTCTGTACACAGACGCATATCGGCCCGACTAGCGTCAACTAAGTCGGGCATTTTTTAAGGGCAGCATGGCAAGAATCAACATTGAAGACAGTTGGTGGGTATCCGCAAGGCGGTCAGCTCTCATCAGAGCTTTAGGATCGGAAGAGATGGCAGACGGCGCAGCCGTGCGTCTATGGCGTATGGGTCAAGACTATTGGAAGGAAAACCACCAAGCAATACCCAAGCAGTGCTTCGATTTGCTTGGCTGTGCTTCGGCTTTGCTTGAAAGTGGTTTAGCAGTGCTAGACGGTGAGTGGGTGCATGTTCGCGGAGCGGGAAAAGCTTACGAATGGCTAGAAAAAAAGAAAGCGGCGGGGGCTAAGGGAGGGAAGAAATCGGCTCAAAGAAGTCGAGATTCCCAAGGAAAACTCCAAGCACAACCCAAGCAAGAGCCAAGCACAACCCAAGCAATGCTCAAGCAAACCCAAGCCTCTTACTCTTACTCTTCCTCTTCCTCCCCCTCTTCCTCCCCCTCACCCTCTGACTCAAATTCTTTTTCTAAAAATAAAAATGCGGGAATTCGAATCGAATATCCCGAAGATTTTGATCAACTTTGGTTTTTGTATGATCGTAAGGGCGACAAGAAAGCCAGCTTCGAGGAATTCAAAAAACTAAACTTGAGCACAGAACTCTTAAGTCTATTAAGAACGGCTATAAAAAATTATAAAACAATGAAGCCAGATGCAAAATATCGCAAAGACTTTCAACGGTATTTAAATACGGATTGGAGGGAAGATTTAAAACTAAAAGTAATACCCGAAATAGTTAGTTCACAATATAAAACTAAACAGCAATTAATACACGAAGCTAATGACGCTTTTTTCAAAAAGCAAATGGCAGAATTGGAACAACAAAAAGGAGCAACAAATGACGAAGAACACTTTGATGGTACAACTTCATGGTTTAGCGAGAATCTTTGATCAAGTCGTTGATGCACAGTTAACTGCGATTTGGTTGAGTGTCTTAGGCGAGTTGAGTGACGAAGAATTAGTCACGGCAGTCAAAGCTTATTGCCTCGATGCTGAAAGCAAGTTTTTTCCAAAACCCGGACAGATCTATCGTTTGGCTCGACCTGAATTTGACACCAAAGAAGAGGCTGCAGTCATTGCAGATCATATTTTTGCTGCTCTACGAGCATACGGAGCTGACTCAGTCGGAACTGCAAAAGCTAGACAAAAAATCGGCGAAATTGGTTGGAATTGGATCATCAACTGCGGTGGTTGGAGTACTTTCGTTTGTCGAGGAATCGAGGAAGAGCAAGTCCCAGCGCTTCAAGCGCAATGTCGACTTGCAATTTTAGGCTTGCTTTCTAAACAGAAGTATGATAAAGAGAGTCATTCAATTAAAAATAAAGTGCGAAGCTTGAAAGATTTCGGGCTCGCAATGAAAGCAATCGATACAACAGAGGAGAGAAACGGTGCGAGTAGTACGTAGTGCCGAAATTGAAAAACCAATTATTGAAAAGACTATCAAAGACTTAGCTGAGTATTATTTCACGCAAATAACACCCCATCAAGTAGAAATGTATATTGAAGACTTAATGGATTTGGGAAGTGAAACAGTACAAGCGGCTGCAAAAGAATATCGTTTGCATTTTGATCATGATAAATTTCCACTGCCTGGAAAGCTTAGAAAAACGGCTTTATTTTTGAACGATGAAATTTGGAGTCACAAAAAACAAATGCCTTGTTGAGAAAATTATGAAAATTGAAAATCAAAAAAAAGAACAGTGCTCCAAGTGCTTAGAGATTCAAGAACAAAAAGAACATCTTTGGACGATGGTGGATGACGCAGAAGAGCGCTTGAAAAAAGCAGATCAAGTGATCCTCGCGCTTACGAAATACATTACAGTTTTAGTGAAAAGAGAACGACAATGAACTTTAAACTTATCGCATTTTTAATCGGACTATTCCTTGTCGTCACCCTAGGCCTAGCTATCTCATCGCAAGCGTGCGTACTGAAGCAATATGACCAGGTCTTCGTCGCTGAAAAGGGCATTCTGTACACCGTGACCACGTTTGAGTGTGAAGATCTTTTTGAAGTTGAGATTTCAGACGACACGCAGAAGATTCTCACAATTACCCAGATCCCAGAGATCCATGTAAACCGCGTCGTATCGCTGATTAAGGCGGGGCTGAAAGACTTCAGGCATGACGCACGAACCGGCATCACGGCTAAATTTGTCAGCATCAGCGACGTCACCGGATCGCCTTAAAAGTTGATGGCTTTGCAATTACTTCTTGAAACTCTTTTTTGATCATTGTATGACTTAGTCATGCAAACGGACCTAATCAAATCAAATGAAGTACTAAAAGATTCAAGATTCACCGTTGACCAAATTGAACTTTTGAAGCAGACGGTCTGTAAGAACGCGACAAACGACGAATTCAAGCTTTTCTGCTACGCGGTTCACCGATCGGGACTAGATCCGTTTATGAAACAGATTCACGCAGTCAAGCGCTGGAATGCCAAATTAGGGCGTGATGAAATGACTGTTCAAGTCGGAATTGACGGATACCGCCTGATTGCTGACCGAACCGGACTTTACGCCGGAAACGACGAAGCGATTTTTGATCGAGAGCCAAAACCTACTAAAGCGACCGTAACCGTTTATAAGATCGTGCAAGGGCAGAGGTGCGCGTTTACAGCTACTGCAAGATGGTCAGAATACTATCCAGGAGACAAGCAAGGTTTTATGTGGAATAAGATGCCTTGCGTCATGCTCGGTAAGGTGGCAGAGACTTTAGCCCTTAGAAAAGCATTTCCAGCCGAGCTATCCGGTCTATATACTCAAGAAGAAATGGATCAAGCCGATAAAGAAGTTTTAAACGAAAATGGGCACGTTTTACCTCGTGGAGGAATCGTTCCCGAAGCTGGGAACCAGGATGGCGCTACGCCGAAGGGCGAGGTAATCAACGTACCCAAGGTTCAAATTGTAGCGAAAGTGAACCCACCTCAAGAGCATAAGCCCGAACCTAAAAAAGAAACAGGCATGTTTGACGATTTTCAAGGGCAGCTCATTACCGAGGATTTAGAAAGCTATATCCCCGCATCGGGAAGACTCAAAGGAATCCCTCTCCGTCAAAAATCAGATGAAGAGTTGAAACTCTACTTCAAAGACACGATGCTAGCCATTGCGCAAAGTGGCAAGCCTTTCGAGCAACACTCGCTCGAGCGGCAAGAGATTTTAAACACGATTGAGAAAGTGCTGAAGGGTCGGAAGGTATTTTAAGTGACTAGATACTTGCGTTTAAAATCTTGGTTAAAATCTTATTGTTGGTCTGGGTCTGGTTCTAGGTCTTGGTCTGAGTCTGGGTCTGGTTCTCGGTTTTGGTCTGGCTCTAGGTTTTGGTCTAGGTCTAGGTCTGGGTCTAGGTCTAGGTCTGGGGCTTGGTCTGGGTCTGGGTCTAGATCTTGGTCTGGGGCTTGGTTTGGGTCTAGATCTTGGTCTAGATCTTGGTCTAAAATTTAATAAATTTCAGGAGAAAAAAAATGGAAAATAATTTTGAAAATTATATTAATGAACGCATTACTTTATTTTGCGCGAATTACATTTATAGCGGGCGCTTGAGTAAAATTTCAAACGGCTGGTTAACTTTAGCAGAGGCTGGGATTGTGTATGAAACTGGGCCTTTTGAGTCAAAGGAATGGCAGGATTATCAAGCATTGCCTCATCCAATTCACATTAATGTAAACTCGGTCGAATCACTTATGATTTTAAAATAAATGACGACAATCGCCATCTCTCTGTGCGTATTGATTTTACTGATTTTGGTAATATTTTTTCTGTTGGTGATCTAGATGAATAAAGTTCTTTTAATTGGAAACTGTGGCTCAAAACCTGAACTGCGTTACACGCAAAACGGGACGGCTGTACTCTCTCCCTCTATCGCTGTAACTAAAAGCTATAAAGACGCGCAAGGACAACCCGTCAAAACGACGACGTGGGTCAATATCGTCGTTTACGGCAAGCGGGCCGAGTGGGCATCTCAAGAACTCCAAAAGGGCACGAAGGTCTTCGTCGAAGGGGAGCTCAATATCAGAGACTACCAAGCGAAGGACGGGAGTAAAAAGACAGTGGTCGAAGTCGTCGCCTTTCAGTTCGTACCCTTCACGGCGAAAAAGGAAGCTCAAGCTCAATCTTACGCCCCCCCTGCTACGTTTGACATGGGCACGATGAGCGAGGAAGATATTCCTTTCTAGGAAAGTTTTAGATATGAACGAGAAATCAGGAACTCAAGTTGTGCAACTCATCGAAGTCGACCCTAACAAGCTCATTGAAATCGGACAGCGTTTAAAACAAACGGCTATGGATAACGCCTATCCCGGTGAGAGTGTGATCTATCAATTCACACCTAAAATCACGTTCGTCTATCACCCCGAGGCTGAATTCTTAAAACCGCGGCACACTACGGGTTTAACTCTCAATATTCCAGAGGCGGGCGATGAAGTGTAGGCTTTGCGGCGGTCAGGGTTATGTGAATTTGAACATCGACTCTCCAGAGGAGAAACGCGTCGATTGCGTTTTTTGTGACGGCTTAGGTTATGACAAAAATGCGAAATGGGAAAAACAGAATCAATCTGACTGGGAGCGGGAGTGGGCAGACTATCCGCGCTACCACAAGGGGTCGTCTTGAAAAATAAACTTTTATCAGTCGAAGAAATCGCAGCTCATCTCAGCGTTGCACAGATCACGATCTACCGCTGGGTGACGCAAAAGAAAATCCCGTGTCACCGAGTCGGCAAACAATGGCGTTTCATTCAATCCGAGATTGACGCTTGGATTCAATCGGGCAAATCTGCAAAAAAAGCCTAGCCGTTTTCAAGTCGTAAAATCTGCCCCTCAATCAAGTAAGCCTTCACGTCCTCAAGCGACCGAGCAACAAAAGCAATAGCACCCAATTCATTCATGCGGTCTAAAAACACCTCTTGGTGAGGCATGAGCCTGCCCTTTGCACTCTTAACCTCGATACACAGCATATAGCCTTGCCAGACGCCTAAAATGTCAGAACTACCCTTCTCACTAAATCGGTGGGTGGGTCTAAGATAGATTCCTCGTTTTGCGTTAAAAGTCCCCATGGATTTATTCTTCCAGGCAAAACATCCCCTTTGGTAGTTCAGCCAAAGTAAAATCTCTTGCTCAATGTCCTTCTCCTTCCTCATTGTAACTTTAGGCTTTCGAATCGTGCGGGGGGGTTTTTTATTTCGAATCATTGAGGTAGCCTATACGGGTATGACAAAAATAAAAACCCGATTAAGAGAACCGGAATGGAAAGCAGCTTGTGTGACTGAGACGTGCAAAAATATCTCGGGTCATTCCTCGGGGCTTTGTCAGAAGTGTAGAACGGTTGAATGCGGAATCTGTGGCGGGGCGTTAGTCAAGCAATCCTTAGGTTCTAAAAATACGAGATGCGCTCAGTGCAACCGAAGCAAAACAAGAGAAGTCAAAACCCCTGAACTCAAAACAAGGCTTCGGGGTTAACCATGGCTAACGAAACGGCGGTAGTAAGCTCTCTCTTAATGGATCGATCCGAACCGTTGGGGAACTCCCCAGACGCTTCGGGACGGAGAAGACTACACACACTTGTTACTAATACGTCGGGTGAACCGATCTTTAATCAATTCGTTCCCATTGCAAGTGCAAGAATTACGATTATTTCAGTCTCAGACTCCGCATGGGTAGCTCTGCCCTCTATTCCTTTTACGGGTCGAGCCTCTCTCATCATTCAAAACACCCACCCGAAGCAAAATCTCTATATTAATTACACCAATACCGCACCCCTACAACAAGGCTTTATTGTTTACCCCGAAGGCACTAGAGAGTTAGTTCTAGCCGAGAGTGTTCAAGTCTACGGCGTCATGGACGTAGGTTTTACCGCTAATGTGATCGTGGAAGAGGGCGCTCCGTGAGTATTTACGTTAGTAATAACGGACGACGCACGCTTACCGCCGATCGCTGCTTGTATGATCCCACCGGTACGGGACTAGCCAGTCAAAACACACAAGATGCTATTAGTGAACTTGCCTCTCTCAATGGGGCGGGTAAAGATCTCCTCACATTTGAATTTTTTAGATTAGAAGTGATAGACTTGCTCACAAATCAGTTTCAGATCGTAACCGATACTGGCATATTGACGGGATTGATAGGGGAGGCGCTTACGCTCTAAATTATGCAGCACATTTATACCGGAACGGCAGCACCTACCATCACTCCAAACGGCGTCGGGCATCACTTTGTCGATACATTAAACCGTGCCACCTATATTTCTGTGGGCATCACAAGCCCGCTTGATTGGCTACAGACCGGAGGAAGCGCTCCTTCCGTCTCTGGCTATCAGGTTCAATACTTCACTCTCACTCTCACGGATGAAACAAATAAAAGTGTCACTCTGTCAAGTACTCCCACCCAACCCACGCGGACCCTTTTAGATATTCAAGACGGGGGGGGGGCGGCTACCTACGGGAGTGATTTTAGCGTCACGGGTAGCACCGTGTCATGGGCCGGAGGGCCATTCGACGGGGTTCTTGCGGAAGGTGATATCATTCGAATCGTGTTTTTTTAGACATTAGAAAAAAAACTCCCTAGAATCTTTATCTGTCCTTTCACTAACCCTAGGGAGATAAATCATGTCGATTAGAAAAAAGTTTGTCGGAAACGCCCAAATTGACGGCGATAAAATCCAGTTACTCAACAATCAAGCTCTTGCGGCTCAAAACTCAAGCGGATCGGCCATTGAGCTCTTAAAGTTCGATAGCTCAAACAAGCTTCAAATGTTGCAAAGTCCGTACATCGCAGCAGCTCCCAGTGATGCGCTGCAGCTTGCTAATAAAGGGTATATCGATTCCGCATCCTCCACTCTTCAAACCCAGATTAATGATTCAAAACCATATCATGAGCTCCACGTCAATTTAGATTACACCTCTGGCTCAAGCGATGGGTCTATCTACAAGCCTTTTACCTCGATTCAAGCAGCAGTGAATGCAGCATCTGCCTTAGCGGGTGCTAACACGCATATTATGGTTCATAACCCACGAACCACAACCATTACAGAAAACGTCACGATCAATAACTTCGTTCAAAATTTATTCATCGAGGGCATGGGGAGCGTTAAAGATGGCAACGCTATCTCTTTGTCTGGTTCGATCACGATTTCAGGAACCTCGATCCGCGTTCGTTTGAAAAACTTCCAAATCTCTAATGCAGCTAGCGCCTGTCTGACGGTGAACGGCACTCAAGGCCGACATATCTTTGAAAAAATGGCGTTCGTGGGCGGTGGGGGTGTGACCTTAACCGGAACTTACTCGAATTGGATTACCTTCCAAGATTGCAGCATTGAAGGTCCTTGCTCAGTCGGCGGTACACCTGCAGCAAATACCTTAGTGTCTTTTTACGGTCTCTTTGGCGGAGCTTGTGCGCTCACCGTCTCGGCTACCAATGCAATCGTTAGCATGTATGAGACTTATTCCATCTACAGCGTGACCCACTCGGCTGGGACTCTTTCTCTGAATCGTTTTGGAGGTATTCAATCCACCTTTGCCTCCACTGCAACCTCAAGCAACGGAGCTTTGTTTTTGGCTAACGGCAGCTTGCAAAAAGGGGATCTCTCCTTTGCTGCGCTTAATAAATCTGGAACCGCACCGTATCAATTAGTGAATGTGCACCGTAATGAGGCAATCGATACACTCACGGGAGCTCGTATCAGTTTTGGCCCAACAGCAACCGACGCTTCCTACAAAATGGCCGTAAGTGGTGACTGGACTTCTGCAGTCTCTGCAGTAGCTCCTGGCTTAGATCAACTAGCAAGCCGAGTGAAATCCGCTGAAACAGCAATTCCTACAAAAATTGCATCTACTGAAAAAGGCGCTAACAGCGGCGTTGCTACACTCGATAGCACCGGAAAGATTCCGACCACTCAACTTCCGAATCTTGCCATTACAGAAACTTTTGTCGTCAACAGCCAAGCCGCCATGCTTGCTCTGACCGCGCAAATGGGCGACGTCGCAGTGAGAACAGACGTCTCTAAATCCTTCATTCTAGCAGGCTCTGATCCTTCAGTGCTCTCTAATTGGCAGGAGCTTTTAAGTCCAGCCTCGCCCGTTCAATCCGTGAATGGGAAAACCGGAACCGTTACCCTCTCCACAGACGACGTCTCCCAGGGAAGTACCAACAAGTATTACACGGCATCCCAGGCTAGAACGGACGTCTTGAGCTCTTCCGTAACTTCAGGCGATACGACGCACGCACCTACTGCAGACGCGATTAAAACCTATGTAGACAACGCAGTATCTAATGTCATTGTGTCTGATATTTATGAACGCTACGTCTTGTCCGGCACCGATATCTCTAACGGATATCTTGACGTGACAAACACGATGAAGGCTACACCCGAAGTAATGATTTTCCCTGACCGAGTCAACTTATTGCCCACAGATGACTTTACATGGTCTGGAAAAAGGATTGTGTGGAATACTGCAACAGTCGGCCCCGGCGGAGATGCTGCATTGGTCGCAGGTGATATTATTCACGTTTGGTATTTCAAAGCGTAAAAAACCAGACTTAATCCTAAAACTTTGTTATTTCTAAAAATGGCTGGATGTCGGGTGCTCCTAACCTGCATCCAGCCTTTTCTTTTTTTTTACCTGAATGATTAGATTTGGTTTATCGTAGAGAAGTGAGAAATAAAGCAGGGAGACCTAGACGACCATTTGACTGGAACCTGGTAGATAGCCTCTGCATTTTGCAGGCGAGCATTGATTACATTGCAGAGCGCATTCTAATTTCCGAGGGTAAACCCGTAAACGCTAAATCAGTCGATACCGCGACCAAGCTCATTCAGAGACGAATAAAAGAGAAATGGGGGATGAATTTTGTCCTCTATACCGAGAAAAAGCTAGAAGGTCGGAAGATTCAACTAAGACAAACTCAGTGGGAATTAGCAATCAAAAAGCAAAACCCCACCATGGCGATTTGGATGGGTAAAAACTATTTAAATCAATCCGACAAGGTCGAGCAGAAGTCAGAAGTAAAGCAAGAGACGACCGAGGTTGTTTATCAAGCGGAATGGGGTTCGACCGCTGAAGTATCGAAATTGAAGGATGAAAGCTAGACTTAGACTTTACTCCCCGCACTCAGCCCAGCTAGCATTCCATAACTCAAATGCCCGCTTCCGTGTCGCGTCCTTTGGCAGACAATCGGGCAAGTCGACAGCGTGCCTAAATGAAATGGTGAAAAAAGCATGGGAGGCACCCGGCACGACCTATTGGTATATCTCACCCACCTATGATCAAGCCAGGGTTCAGTATAGGCGTCTCGTCGGAATGCTTCACACGTGTGATGAATTGCTACTGAAGAAGAATCAAACGGAGCTGAGGATTAAGTTAATTAATAACTCTCAAATCCGTTTCGTGTCGGGTGAGACCTCGCAAAACCTACGAGGTGAGACTTTGCACGGGGTAGTGATTGACGAGGTACGCGACCAAGCACCCGAGCTTTGGTCTCAAATCATCAGGCCGATGCTCACGACCACGAAGGGCTGGGCAGCATTCGTTTCGACCCCACGGGGATTTGACACGTTTTTTGATCTATTCCAAAAATCTCAAAGCGATTCAGAATGGGCTAGTTTTCACGCTCCCTCGACGTGTAATCCTTTGTTCACCCAAGCAGAGTACGAAGCGGCAAAGTCAGAGTTGAGCGAGGCTATTTTTGATCAAGAGATTAACGCAAACTTTAGGGATATCCACAATGGCTCGGCCTATATCAATTTTCACGCCCAGAACTTGGTGGACTCAAGTCCATTCACTCGCGACGGTGATTATTCCCCTTATTTGCCCATACTCGTCGGAATGGATTTTAACTTGTCTCCTATGTCTTGGGTACTGGGTCAAGAGCGCGCCGGGCAGTTTTATTTCTTCGATGAGATCTATCTCGAGCGCTCCCACACGCAAGAGGCAGCCTTAGAGTTAGCCGCACGATTGAGACAGTTCAATTTGCAATGTCAGGTGAAGGCTATTCTAGTGGGAGATGCTACCGGGAAGGCAGGCCAACGCGCTGCGATGGGTAGGTCAGATCTTGCTATCGTGGAAGAGATCCTCACTCAAGCGGGTATCCGATACGAGAATAGAACCCCGGATAGTAATCCTTTAGTCTCAGACCGGGTTAATGTGGTGAATTCCAAATTTAAGGACGCAACTGGACAAGCTCATATCTTTATTCATCGAACGAAATGCCCGAAACTCATTCGAGATTTGCAGCGCGTCGTCTGGAAGCAAGGCACTAGTGCGCTACCGAAATTAGATCAAAGCTCAGATCCAAGCTTAACTCATATGAGTGACTCAATGGGTTATCCCATTTGCGCTTTATCTCGAATGTGGATACCCTCGGCGGGGGGGCTCAAAGTGATCCCTCGACGTTACTAGGCCGGTCCCGTAGCTCAGAGGTAGAGCATTGCGAATTGTGGGGACGCCCACCGCATAGGTCGCGTGGTTCGAATCCCGCCGGGATCGCCATACCAGAAAGGCGCGTCTATGCTTACTGATCAACAATTTATTATTTTGGTTTTACTTGTCTCTATTTCTTTATTACTGGTACATCCGCCTTGCCAATGAAAGCACAACCCGCAAATCAAAAAAAAGCCTATGTGAATTTCAGAAACGATGTAGACCGCGCACTCGAGGTGTTACTCAATAAAGCACAAGCCGAAATGACTGACATGCTCAGGCACGCTTTCACCCGAGTGGTCGAGATTGTCGCATTTCGCTACACGATGCTAGGCGCTGACAATCTGATGAGCGCAAAGGCTAGGCATTCCCTCACAATGATCGATCAAGAGATTGATCGGTTATTTCAACCCTTTGCTCATCGTGTCCTGCAAATCATGACAAAGCTCAAAGCTCAAAGCTATACCCTCTCTTTAGTCGGAGAGACTGAAGCCATCGGGCGCGCCATGAATCAGCTCATGCAATTTGACGTAAAACACGGGCAAGCCTTGCAAGCTGCAATGAAAGGCCGAGACGGAGAGAATCCCGCCTCACGCGTGCAACTCGCCTTTGACCGCATCCGCCGTAAGGTCCTAGACGCAGTTGAGATGTCTATGATTCAAGGAGAGGATACGCAAGCAACCCTTGAGCGAGTGCTGAAGGCATTACCTAAAAAGCGCCTGATTAAAAAACCTAAACGCCAACTTAAACCCATTCCCCTACAAGAAGCAGATAAGCCCGAGAAGATTAGCCTCTCCCAGGGATTCGTCTCAGATGAGGAATGGGCGCAAATCGTAGATGACTACATGACGGAGTATGTCCCCACTGGCCGCGGGCCCGAGGATGTGTTTGACCTACCTGACCCCGAGGGTGGACCTGATTTAGAAGAGCGCTACGGGTGGAAGTTAGAACAAGAGATGACGGATGGGTTTGTTAGAGAAGTCCGTCATGGTCAGGAAAGCGCAGTCGCTGAATTAGCTCAAAAACTCGGGATTACTGATTTCGTTTGGATTGCTCTAGTCGATGATAAAACCGATGAGTGCTGTACATGGCGCGACGGTTTGACTTCTAAAGAGATCGAGGCAAAACTAAGGGGCGAGCATAAGGATGATGAGTGTAGAGTTATGGTGCCTCCCGCTCATTTCAACTGCCGTTGTACGATGGCCCCGATGCTAAAAGATATGCCCGAGATGGAACCGAGCAACGCACAAGATTTTGAGGATTGGTTAAATTCATGATGCACATCAACAAACTTAAAATCGATCAAAACGTCGTCGATGAATACCATCCCCTATCGAGCGAAGAGAAAACTCTTTTAGAGTCTCAAGCCGATCTAGTCAAAGCCTTAGAATCCGACCCACACGCTGAGATTGACGCTCGCGTGATTGCTTTTGACCCAGTGACCGGCAAAACCGGAATGAAGCGAATCGGCAAAGCTGAGTTTATTGAGAGCTCAAAACTACCCGATGCGACGTTTGAGGGTGTGAGACTGAGAGAGGGGATTGACTCCTATTCTACAGATGTAGGGGATCTCCCCAATACGGGTTTTGTTGGGGGTGAAGACTTTGTACCTCTCTTGGGCGGAGCTTTTTACAGACAGCTTTATCAACTCGATTATATCAAGCAAGCGAACGCCGCTTTCTATGCCTATAATCATGACCCTCTTGCGCACGCGAGCGTAAACATTTTGTCTGATTTCACACTGGGACGTGGTTACCGGGTGGACAGTGATAACGCTGCAGCTCTTGCTCTTTGGCGGGCATTTGAGAAGGTGAACCGTCTCCCGGAACAAATGCTACAAGTTTCTAAAGAAATCGCAATTTATGGCGAGAGCATGATTTGGTGGCTGCCTGATAACAACACCAAGATCGTGCAACGCCCGTACCCTGGGCAGGTCATCCCTAAAGGGCTCATCCCAAGAATCAGACTCATTGACCCGACTAATATCTACGAAGTAGTCACCCAACCCGAAGATATCACGTCTGCTCTATTCTATGTGTGGCTAGCTCCAACTCAGTATCAAGTCTACTCGGGGTTAGAAAAAAACATGAACGTGCCTACGGCTAAGTTTATTTTCCAGCAAATCCCAGCCGATCAAATGAATCACTACAAGGTAAATTCAGTTTCAAACGAGAAACGCGGTCGGTCTGATTTATTTCCAGTCATGGGCTATTTAAAACGTCTTAGAGACTCCGTGAACTATTCAATTATCGCTCTACAAAAGCAATCAGCGTTCTGTGTGGATACGATTGTCCGAGGCTCTCAAGCCGACCTGCAAGCGTATATCGATGATCAACAATCCTACGGCACCATTGCACCGGCTGGCTCTGAGTTTGTTCATACCGACGCAATTGAGCGAAAGTACATGGGTGTGGAAGGCGGCAAAGGTGGACACTCAACAGCTTTTGAATGGGCGTTCTCCATGTTTTGCGCGGGTATTGGAATCCCTACCTCTTACTTCGGCACTCACTTATCAGGCGGGCAGACTAGAGCCTCTGCAATTGTAGCGACTGAGCCAGTAGCAAAACGATTTGAGCAACGTCAGCAAGTTTTTGAACGGATGCTACAAGACCAATGGGATAGACTCATGGAGTGGGCGGGGCTAGGCTCTGTAGAATGCGAAATCTCATTTCCTGAGCTCATCACGCAAGACAGAAGCCAGAAACTAAAAGACCTAGCTTTGGCCGAGTCTCAGCGGTGGTTATCCAATAAGACAGCGGGCTCATTAGCCGGTAAAGAATTTGGCATTACCTCCTATGAGTGGGAGATGGAGCAAGAAGAGATCGACAAGGAACACTCTGAGGGCATTGAAGTAGCCCCTTTAACTTCGCCAGGGATGAGCACACCTAAACCCGATTCCGCACCTCAAGCGGTAACCGGGACAGAAAGGAAAGCAATTAAATCCTATGGCTGATTATAAAGAACGCATCGCATCGGTCACAGACCCGAACGAAGTACTCGAGAATCCCCACTACTACGGTCTACCCACGTTTGAGGAGTTTGCAAAAGACTCTGAAAAATACATTGGGCGCGAGGATGACGCTTTTGCTCAAGTCGATGCGGGCTCAAAACAACTTGATAAACATGTCCAGCGGCATATTTATGAGATTGAGGGCTACCGTTGCAAGACCTTGGAGGAGGTCGAGCGAGTAGCTAAGGCCCAGGGAATTTCTGCAAACGGGTTAGAATATCAACCCCAGGTGATTCCATTAGGCGGCGGGAAGTGCGATATTTTAGTGAAGTTCGTTTCAAAGGCCGAGCGAGAAAAACGCGCTCAGTGGGGTTAAGGGGATAGGCATGGAAGCTTTGCACAAACTTTTAGATGAGGCGGGACTCTCTGAGCCAGCTTGGGCAAAAGATGAGGAGATTTGGGCTAAGGCAAAAAAAGCCGCTCAAAAATCTCAACCCGACGACCTCTACGCACTAACAACTTATTTATACCAAAAGATGGGTGGGCAAATTGTTTCAAAAGAAGCAGACAAGACGGGCGTCAAAGCCCCGTTCTGGTTTTACGGTGTGGAAGCTTTTAATTCTAAAAAAGCTGAGGCAAGGCCTGAAGTTGTGGCTCAAGTTGCAGCACCGAAACTTGCAGATGATGAGGCCCAAAAGCTTTTAATTGCGGCACCTGACATGCCGGCGGCTACCCTACTCAATGCGCTCAAGTCAAAAGGAATTAAACTAGTCGACGACAAGGAAAACCTCGAGGCAGACAGCACAACGAGTGCGGTAGCCGTCACGCGTGCAGGCGCTAAAAAAGAATCCGCTCTTAATCTTTATTCAAGGGTATCTTTCCAAGAGGGAAGCCACACCCAAACTAAAAACGCAGGGGTTGGCCCCATTCGTTTCAAGGTCGCTCTCATTCAAGAGGGCTTAGGGAATATGCGGGATGGCTTTTTCTACGGAAAAGAGGCCATTCAATCCGGAATCCAAGCTTTTGAGGGTCGCAAGTGCTTTGCAGATCATCCGTCTCAGAGTGAAGAGCAAGACCGCCCCGAGCGTTCAGTGAGAGACATCATCGGGCATTTTGAGAACGTGGCAGTAGAGGAGAATGAAGACAAGTCACTCTCTCTTGTTGCTGATTTAGTCATGCCGCCTGACCCCCCCTTCGAGTGGGCACGCGCACTAGTGAGACAGGCCGCTGATTACAACAAGAAATACCCCGAGCAAAACCTAGTCGGTCTCTCGATCAATGCAAGTGGGGATGCTCAAGAAATACCGTGGGATCAATTTTTAAAATCTTATGACTTGCCGGAATCCTGCAAACCTAAGCTCATGAGTGCAAAAGAAAACGGAATGGACAGCATCCGTTTAGTTTCTACGATTAAAGACGCTGTTAGTTGTGACCTTGTGACCGAGCCCGGCGCTAAGGGCAAGGTAATTGATATCATCGAAAACGAAAGCCCAAAGGAGACGGGACAAATGAAAATGAAGCAAGAAGAGAAAAAAGGAAAAATTGAGGCCGAAGAAGAAAAGAAAATGATGATGGCCGAAGAGGAAGAAGAAGAAGAGAAAAAAGAATCCTCTGAACAAGAAGACGAAGCCGACGACGCCAAGGCCGACGACAAAGGCGACGAAGACCATGCCGACGAAGAGCAAGACAAAAAGCTCATCATGGACATGATCAAAAAGCATATGGGCGATGACGGCGAGATGGAAGATGAGCACGAAGCAGCCGCTATGGAAGCTTACGAAGCCTACAAAGCCATGGGCGAGTCAGAAGACGAAGCCATGAAGTGCGCTGGTAAAGCCATGAAACTGGCTAAGCACATGGCCGCAAAACGCCGTGAAGCTGAAGAAGGAAAATGCGAAGCCGAAGAAGAAAAACATGAGTCTGATATTTTGCCTAAAGGTAAAAAAGAATCAGAAGTCAAAATGCAGGCTCGCATCGCATTCTTAGAGCGTGAACTCAAAACCCGTGATCTTGCAGACCTGTTAGACAAGAAGCTCAAGGAATCAGGTCTTGCACGCGCTGAAACCGATAAGATCCGAAAAATCATCGGCACTGCAAAGAGCGAAGCTGAGATCACAAAAACCATTCGAATTTTTAAAGAAGCTTTCTCTTCTCGAAGTGAGTCGAGCAAGGGCTCAAGCTTTTTTGTCACCTCAACCGAAAAAGCAATTGCACCTCAAAAGAAAAGCAAAGTTTCTTTTGGCGATTGTTAATCATTAACTTAAAGGAAAATAAAAATGGCAACGACAGCTAAAAATCGTATTGTCCGTCAGGTTGCACCGAACTCGGTGTTTCCTGACCTCACTTCCCTTGTGTCCTCGGCTTGCACCTGGAATCAGGGAGACCTCTTGTATCTCGACACAGCAACTCACTTAGTGAAGCCTTTGGATACTGATAACCATGCTCAGTATCAGCTAGGGATTGCAGTTCAGTCTGTAGTCGCTGGCAAGCCTAAAGCAGTTTACACCGGCACGGCTGTGGACGGATCTACCGCAATTGAAGCTTTAGCTGGCCCCGTGTTTCACGTGGTTGCTAAGATGAAATTGAAATCCGGTGATTCCTTCGTTCCAGGCGCAGTCGTTTATTACGGCGGCGATGCTCAGACGGTATCTGTAACCGGAACTTATGACGTCGGCGTGTATCAAGGCCCTGCTTTGACCGCTGCTAGCGGATCTGAAGGTAATGTTTACCTGTCCGCTCCAACCATTTCATAATAGGTGATTAAATATGAGCACAATTAAATTAAGCATGAGAAATAGTGCCGAAGAGAACCGAGAAGTTCTCAAGGCTTGTACGTGGGCATCTGAAGACGAAAAGTCTCTTCGTGAGTCCATTCAACGAGGTTTAGGCGTAGACGTCTGTAACCCTGCTGAGTTCCCCGTTCACAAAAGAACATGGAGCTTCAAAAAAGCACGACAGAAGTTGACCGAAGCTGATTCGGTGACTTTGTTCCCTCAAGTTCTTCGCGCAGGCGTTCAAAGCATCGTCAACTCGATGTACGAGACCGTGCCTACGACTTTTGAGAACTGGACTCACACGGTTCAATCCTCTAAACTAGAGGAACTCTATGCTCCCCTTCATGGCGTGGGTTTCCCCGGTGCTATCGGTGAGCAAGAAGTCTATCCAGAAGTCGGCGCAGCTGGCTTGGACTTAAAACTCCGCAACAAAAAGTTCGGTACCCTCTTTGCAGTTTCGAAAGAATTACTAGAAGACGATCAGACCGGACAGTTCCAGAAGCAAAGCGGACTTCTCGGTCAGTACGCTAAGCAGGTTCTCGAAGTTCTTGCTTACGGTAAATTAGCTTCTGTAGCTAACATGTCCTACGGCGGGCTTTCTATCCCTGTCTCTGAAACTCAGCCAGCGGATGAGTCCACCTACCCTTGGTCAACTGCTTTGGTCGGCGGCGGCGCTACTCGCCCTGCTTCCTACGGTGCATTGAATCAAGCAAATATTCAAAGTGCTTTCGTGGCTCTCATGAATCAAAAGAACTTGTTAGGCCTCAAGATGAACGTTCAGCCTGACAAGATCCTCTGTGGACCGACACAGACATTCGACTTGTCTGTTCTGCTTCACTCTGCCTACTACCCAACGGGTGCAACAGCTGGACAGACCGGCGGCGCTTTTTCGATCAACCCAATCGAAGGCATTGCTGAGAAGGTAGTCAGCCGATTCATGTTCGACAACTCGGGCGCCGTCACTGGTAGCTCAAAAGCCTGGTACTTGGTTGATTCCAAGGTCCCATGGTTCGTCGTTCAGGTTCGTGAAGCTGCAGTCGTAGAACTTGAGAACCCTCAATCGGGTCAGTCCTTTGACCGTGACGTTGTGCGCTTCAAGTTGCGTCTACGATCGAACGCTGACTTCATTGATCCTCGTTACGCATTCCAGGGCAACGACGGCTCAGTCTAATGATTTAATTCTTGCTTGGGGGGTGTGGGTAATCCACACTCCCCATACAGGAGTGACTCATGCCGAAAAAAAAAGCGTCTCAGCATTCGTTAACCATCATCCCCCCCGGTGAGCCCTTTGAGTCTCCGAGGGAGAGAATAGAAATTGAGAGGGCTGAAAAAATCCCTACCCCGGTTCAACAATTCAAGACGCTTCCTGAGCAAATTGCTAAGTCTAAAGTCGTTTTTAAAAATTGGTACGTGCCCGAGATTAGAGAGAAGTATAAAAACTTCGACCGAATGAAACGAATTGACCTCGTATTCCCGTACGCAAAAATCGGGATTGAGGCGACGCACACGCAGACCCTGCTTATTGATACGCCAAAGACTGAGCAAGAGGTTGAGCAGTGCAATTTGAAATTAAAGATTTTAAAGGATTTAGGTTATAAATATTGTTGGGTTGACGAAACGAGTACACTTTTTGACGCGTTAACTCAGTTGGGGGAGAATTAAAATGGCCTGGACTACAGCTCTCGCTGATTCCCGAATGAAACTAAACGACGGACCAACTGATAAGATCCGTGCGTTCAAACGAGTGCTAGGCCAGATTGACGGGACAAATACCCGTTTCAAAACTTTCGAATTTAGACGCGTCACAGATTTCACCACCGCTACCGGGTCACTCGGGGTGTACGTTGATCAAGTATTGCAACCGAGTGGGTATGTCGCAACCGATGACCCAACCAGTGGTTACTTTACGACGACGACCGCCCCAAGTGCATCTTCTGTAGTGGAAGCAACTTATTACGTTCAATACTTTTTAGACACGGAGATTCAGACATTCCTTCGATACTCCTCAAACTGGTTAGGTCTAGGCGATGACTACACCCAAATTCCGGGGGGGTTACAAGCTGCAGCGGTCTCCTACGTCGCAGCGGAAGGCTATCAAAAGCTTGCCAGTCGATTCTCTGAACACATGAGCGAGACCTTTCGACTTGAGGATATGCCGGACGTCGCAAGGCAAGCTCTCATTGCTGAGTGGAAGCAAGCGAGCGAGCATTCTAGGGATACGGCCCATAAGTTACGAGATGAGTTTTACACCCGACAAGGACAATCCTTAGCGCCGCTCTTTGCTGTGAATCGCGGCTACGTGCCTAACGTGGTACCCAATAGGTAGTATGGCAACGGGGATTACACGCACGGAGAAAGGCATTACCGATCGCTTAGACGGGATGCTAAATCGCTCAAAGGGTTTGCGCTCGTTTTTAAATCGTAATATCTACCGCATGTATCAAGACGTTCAAAAAGAGCGGTGGATGACTGAGAACGTAAGTGAAGGTACTAAATGGAAAGAAAACAGTAGTTTTCCAACCTTTGCTAATTGGGAACCTGAAGGGAGTCCTTTTAGAAAGTTTTGGCCGCAAGGATATGCCCAATATAAACTTTACAAGTATCAAAACGCTCCCCTAAAAGGCCGAAGTGTCATGGTCGCAACGGGGGATTTATTCCAGAGTGTCATAGGACCGGGTAAAGGATTTAGAAAAGTAATTGAAGATCGATCGATTACCATCTTGACTTCAATTCCTTATGCCAAGGACGCAGATGATGTTCGAACCTTTACGACGTATAGCCTACAAACAAGAAAACGTTTTCGAAAAGCCATTGCCCAGTTTGTTTTTAATAACTTCTTATTCGATATTCAGAGGGTCACATGAGCACACGGCATTTAGTAGAAATTTGCGTCCGTGGCATTCAGGCTCAACTTGAGGCAAACCTACCCGCTGCTTTGAATGATATTAGGACGAACCGGAATGACAACTTTGTCACCATGGAACCCCCCCGCGATTATTTCGTTTACCCGAAGGCCATGGGCTACCGAACGCCCGCTGTGTTTATCATTGGGGATCGGATTGATTTCCAGAAGCGTGCGACAGCCGCAAATCATATTAACGCAAATTGCAGGGTGAATATTACCGTCTTGGTTGAAGATAAAGACTCTGAGCGTATTATGATCAAGTCTTATCGTTATCAAGCTGCGATTCATGAGGTCTTAGATCAGACGCAGTTTAGTAGCTCAGACAACAAAAGTAAGGTGACCCTAGTCATTCAAGGGGCAAGTTTTTCCCCGCTTTACACGAATGCAGGCAACACAGGAGATCCACAGACGGTTTTTCGAAGAGAAATCGCCTTGGAGGTAGATTGTTATATTTTTGAACAGCTTTAAAAAAGGAGACTGAAAATGTCGAACGCAGTAGTCACAACTTCAAATATGGAATTAACCCCAATGCGGGTAACCTACGCCGGACTAGATCTCGGCGGAACCATGGCGAACGTATCAATCGCGGCAAAATACTCAAAGGCAAATATCGTAGCCGATCAGAGCGGTACGACCGTGAGAGATCGCCGAGTCAATGGTTTAGAAATCACCGTGACGACCGAACTCAGCGAAGTTCAATTTAAGAACAACTGGAAAGTCGTATTCCCACACGCAACCAAACTAGGCACCGGAAATGCGGGATTAGCTGCTATTGATTTCAATTCCGCTGTGGGTGATGGGGATTTGAGCCATGCCGGTCTGCTCGTTTTGCACCCTTTGTCGAAAGCAGACAGCGACCTGTCGAGCGATTACAATTTCTATAAGGCCGTCGCATCCGCTGAATCGACTATTGTCTATGGACCGAGCGAGCAAGCTAGGTTAAAGATTGTGTGGAATATTTTACCCGATGATAGCGTGACGCCTAATAAGTTTTTCCGTTATGGTGACCCAGCTGTAGTTTAAGGAACCTTAAATGAGTCTATTTTTTAAAAAGCCGCAAGCTGAACAGAAACCCGCAATCCTCATGCGTGACTTTGATAAGCTAGTCGCGCAGGCGGTTTCTTTCAAATTGCACGGTAAAGTCCACATCATGAATCCGGTTACGGTTTTGGAGTTCTGGAAATTCTCCGAGGCTATGGCTCAGATTCAACTCTTGGCAACTCAAGAGGGCGTGACGATCGATAGCTTAACGGAAGGCTATCTTGGACTCTTTCAGTCGGTATGCCCGAGCATTACACTGGAAGACGTAAAGAATATGACTCAACCTCAAATCGGGGCGCTCCTTCAATTCGTGGTGGACACGATCAAAGGGGCGTCCCAAGTTGAGGACTATTCCGCTCAAAAAAAAAATCTAGCGGAGTCGAATCAGTAGAAATAAGCCCAGTCAGTTTGACGGTTGAGGCTATCAATCTATTTGGATGGTCGGTTGAAACCATTTTAGCAATGCCCGCGATTCGGTTTTTTGCCCTTCTCGATGAGGGAAGGAAGCAATCCCGCGAGGCTCGCGCCCGTGAGCATGTCGCTCAATGTGATATTCAATCTATTTCTTTAGGAAATCCCGAGTACTTTGAAAAAGTAAGAAAAGTATTTTACGATCGAGCAATGGGCATTGAGGGGAAACCAAAAACGGCTTTAGATCCAACCGACCCGCTCACAGTGGGGTTAGTTGAATCTCTCACGCTTGAAGCGTCTCGGGTGAACTAATGGCCGATGACAGAGAGATATTTAAATTAGACTTAGACTCTAAAGATTTTATCGCGAACGCAAAAGAGGCTCAAAAAGCGTTGAGCGATATTGCAGACGCTGAATCCCTGACAAAACTAGTTTCAACTATTGGAAACGCTACATTAGGACTTGCCGCCGTTGCGACCGCTGCGTACGGGTTTAAAAAGGCCCTGGATTTTGTAGAAGAGGCCGAAGCAATTAAGCGCGTCAATGCTCAGTTTGAGATGCTGACTGCTAATGCTGGCATTGCATCCGACACTTTGAAGGAAGGGTTAGAGAAAGCCGCCGCTGGGTTAGTCGATACAGAAGACTTGCTTCAAGCCGCTAACAAAGCATTGGTTACCATGGGAGGCAGCGCCGAGAAGCTTCCCCAACTTTTAGAGGCTGCCCGTAATTCGACTTTAGTCTTCGGGGGTACACTTACCCAAAACTTTGAAGCGTTAAATCAAGCCATTGCAACCGGTCAGACCCGAGCCTTGCGGCATTTGGGAATCATTATTGATTCTCAAAAAGCTTACCGCGACTACGCTGACTCAATTGGGGTGACCGTCTCGGCCCTCGATGAGACTGAGAAAAAACAGGCTATTTTAAATGCGGTTCTTGAGAAATCGCAAAGCACGTTTAAAAATAATCAACTTAGTACCAATGACGCGACCTTCAGCGTTCAAAAGCTGAGTGTATCGCTTAAGGAACTTAAAGACACGTTCGTCCTAGCTTTTGATAGAACCATAGGCCCGTCTCTTAGATCCTCAATGGCCTCTCTTGCTGATTTTGCCAAGGGTGCGGCTCAAGTTTTTGCGGGTGAATTTGGTACGGTAGAGCAACAAACTGATTATCAAATTCAGCGCACTGAAAGCAGAATTAAGTCTCTCACCGATCGCCTTTCTAAAATGGACGCGCCGCCCGAGGGGTTTTGGGGCAAGCTATTTGCGCCGAATGAAAAAGCTAAGGCTCGAATTCAAAGCCTACTCGATGAGAGTCAAGCCAAGCTAGAGGAGCTCAAAGCCAGACGTGAGCAAATGGTTGAAGACAAGGGCGCAGCTGCCCCTGGTGCTCCAGCCATTGAAGATGATTCGGGACGAAACGCAAAACGATTAGCAGAAAAATCTAAGTTTGAGGCAAGCCTACAAGAACTTACTCTACAGCGAATCAAGAGCGAGGAAGAGGTCGCTACTTCAGTTGCTCAAATCAATACCGAGCAAGATGAGAAAATCATTGCAACGCGTCAACTTAGAGACGCAAAGCTTAGAGAATTAGACGCTCAAAGGGCACTGCAAGAGATTGCAACTGATGAGGAGTTGAACCTCAAAAAGCAAGAGCTCACCGCTAGAACAGACGCTGAGATTGTAAAGATTCAAGAGGAGACCGACCAAAAACGGATTGAATCTCTTAGGCGATTTGCTGAGTACAACAAATCAACTATGGCAGGGTTTACCGGCTCAATGCGTGCGGCAAGTGCCCAAGCCGCAGCTGACATGCAGAACTTCTCAAAACTTGGGTCTCAGTTCACCAATGCTTTCGCTCACAATGCCACAAGCGCCTTTAAAGCAATTGGAGACGGATCAAAAAGCGCCGCTGATGCCATGGGCGGGTTTATGCTAGGCACCGTCGCTGATATGGCCGAGGCTTACGGCTCAGAGCTTTTACTCTCGGGTCTATGGCCGCCTAATCCTCTCGCGTTAGGTGCCGGGGCCGCCCTCATCACTTTATCGGGATTCTTACGTTCTAAAGCCGGTGGATCTAGTGCGGGCTTAGGTGCTCAAGCCGCTGCAAGCTCGGTCTCGGGTGCTACAACCGTTCCAAGTATGGACACGGGCGCGGCTCAGCCTGTTATGGCTGCCCCTAGTCTTCCCGCGTCAGCTGCTAAGCGCGAAGTGCAAGTTAATATTATGGGCCATTATTTTGAAACGCCAGAAACTAGGCGTATGCTTGTCGATATGCTGAGACAGGAAAGCGATTCAACTCAATTTACCATCGCTCAGATCGGACAGGGGGCGTAATGGCACTCACGAGTAAAAGCTTATTTCTGTACGGCTTCACGGTCGATGCTTACAATGCTAACCTGACTTTTAATATCGGGGGGGCTGCCCTTTCCGGATATCTTCCTTATGGCAGTTATTCTCTCGATACGCTTTGTCAGGCCGTAGTGACGCTCTTGTCTAGTTTGGCACCTTCACGGCTTTTTAGTTACTCGATTAATAGGACCGTGAGCGGAGGACTTGAAAACCGGGTGACTTTGACTTGCAGCACCGGAACCTTTGGCATTGATTTTTCGGTGGCGGCTAGCATCGGGCCTACTCTTGGGTTTAATGCCTCAATTTATACGGGCTCACTCTCGTATACGGGAAGCGTGACGGCTGGGACTGCATTAGTTCCGGAGTTAGTCGGCTACACCTATTTAGGACCTGATTTTTATAAGGATATTAATGGAGCGGTAAACATATCAGCCACAGGCTTAAAAGAGGCGATTGTTTTTCAAATCATGCAATTCATGCAAGTAGAATTTAAGTATGAGCCTCAAGCGAAGGTCATTACTCAATGGTCTCCTTTTTGGAACTGGGCGATTCAGCAAAAGGTATTTGAATTCACACCCCAAGTGAGTGACCCTACGACGTACTACGAGGTGACGCTTGAGAAGAGCTCAAGTAATGGCAAGGGATTAGGTTTTAAAATGACTGAAATGCTGCCAAATTTTCCTTTTTATTACCAAACGGGAATGATCACGATGAGGCGGCAAATTAACCCAACTTTTATTACGGGATGAGGGTATTCTTTTGGGAATTTTAGATGGGCAACCTGTAAACCAGGCATACACAAATCCAGCATTCCTTGACCGTCGCGCAGACGATACAGCTGTTGGGAAATATACTTTAAACAATACCGACACGGCCTCGGGTAGTTCGGTCACGAATCTACAGAGAGAGCATAATTCTGTTGCGTCCTTTGTTGGGAAGTCTCTCAATTCAGTAAAAAATGATTTGCCAGCGTGGACCAATACACAAGTAGGATCGCCAACCGATACACTAAAAGCTAGAGCGGATTCTTTGACGCAAAGGTTCTCAGGCTCAGCGGGTCACTCGCATGATGGAACCGACGGACAGGGGCCTAATATTGTAGCGTCGACTCTCGCAAGCGTTCCTTATCGGGGCTATGTTTTGCAGGGGACGAGCCTAACCGGGGTGAGTGGATCTTCAACAAATGTGAGCTCTCAACTCTCGGGAAGTACTCCCGGCGGGTCTGCCTCAAGTTTAGGTGTAGTTACTTCCGCACCCTATAACAAAATTGTCATTAGGCAAGCCACAGGAATCAATGCGGGCGATTCGTTTGTTGATAGCCTGGGGAATGTCGTCTATGGGCGGTTGACTTATGCGGCTTCAGTCTGGACTCTAAGCTATTACGTTTTGATCTCAGCGGTTGAGACGGCCTATAGTTTTGGCAGTTCGGTCAATGTCGATTGGTACTATCAACAAATCTATAACCCGATGATCTCCGTGCCTACTTATTCGGAGTTTGCTGTCATTCCCTCAGATAACGTGACCGCCGACGTTCTACCCGCCACGCAAAGCACGCAAGGTAAGGTCCTTCTCTCAAGTAGCGCAGGGGCAGCCGTAGGAAGTACGGGCTCAGTCGGTACACCCAACGCAACGGTTGCGAATGCCGATCACGTTCATGCGGGTGTTCATTCCATTTCTAAGAGTGGTAGCACCGCCCTTTTAGGTGACGTGACAATTACGGGAAGCAATGCCGTTGCGATTACTCAGGTCGGTCAAAATATTGATATTAGCTCACAAGGCTCAATCGGCTATCAAGAGAGACCCTCAGGAATTGTTAACGGAATTAACGCCACGTTTGGGCCTTTGACTTATACGCCGAGCTCAGCTGCTTCTGTTTTAGTTTTTGTCGACTATGTGGCGCTTCCTAACACCTCATGGTCATTAGTGGGAAGTAGTATTGTATTTAGTTCGGACATTCCCCAACTCGGTCAAAGCGTTTACGTCTTTTATATGTATGCGGGGACGCCGAATACCCCCCCGGTTCCTACCGGTGCATTCAATTTAGAGTACAGAACGCTATCCAGCGTTGAGATTAGCGCCAAGAGTTTGACGCTGAATTATGCCCCAGCTGTATCGAATTTAACTGTAGTCGATTTAGTCGGCTCAACTGCTCAGATATTCAATGTTGATTTTACTGTGGCGGGCTCTTCGCTGACTTGGAATGGCCTTGCGCTCGATGGTATACTTTCAGCTGGTGATATCTTACGGGTTCAATATTTCACATAACAGGAGGTTTAGAAAATGAGCCAAACAAATGGAAAATTCATTCTACCGGATTCGGTCAATGATTTGAAAATCAAGCTGAGAAACGTAGGCCCACTGCGGGCAAGAAATGCCGCTGATTCAGCTGACGTCAATCTTTTACAATTAGACGCATCTAACATTATGCAATTGATGACTCGGACACAAATTGCAACCACTCCGAGCTCATCCAATGACGTGGTCAATAAGACTTATGTCGATACCGCGATTTCTTCGGGATCGAGTTCGACGTGGATCTCAGCCGTTTTAGACGGTCCACTCAATACCCCCCCAGGATCTCCCTCAAGTGGTGATCGGTACTTAGTTGGAACTAGCCCGAGCGGACTGTGGGCTGGGCACGCTAACGCAATTGCTTACTATACTACGTCTTGGAATTTCACGACTCCAACGGCGGGCTCGTTTGTTAACGTAAACACCTACACGGCGGGATTTTACGTTTATAGCGGCTCTGCATGGGCAGCAAAGGACTTTGAAGAGACGACTGCTAGCACGGGCTTGCAAAAAGTCGGCGTGGACATTCAACCTAAGTTCGAAGCCTCTAACCCTACCCTTCAAAACTCAGCGGGAAGTCTTGCCGTTAAGCTAGACGGATCGCGAGCGATTACGAGTGGGGCGAGTGGTGTAGGCGTTAATCTTGAGGTGACTAACCCCACGTTGCAAATTGCAACAAACCAACTCGGCGTCAAGCTGGATAGTGCTGCACCAATTGTCACGAGTAGCACCGGTCTAGTCTTGCAGCTTGAGGCGTCTAACCCTTCTCTTCAAACGGTGAGCAACCGAATCGGCGTGAAATTAGACGCAGCCGGTGCAATCGTGTCAGGCTCGGGCGGGGTAGCCGTGCAATTAGAGTCGACAACTCCTACGCTTCAAATTGCGACAAATAAACTTGGGGTCAAACTCAATGCGGCGGGTGCAATTACAAGTGGGGCGTCTGGTGTTGGAGTAAACCTCGAAGCTTCTAACCCGACGTTGCAGATTGCGACCAACCAACTGGGTGTAAAACTCAATGCGGCGGGTGCAATCGTCACGGGTTCAAGCGGCGTTGCAGTGCAAGTAGACGGCGTAACTGTTAAGATCAACGGCTCAAATCAATTGGAAGGGCTCAAGCCTACGAAGGAAAGCTTCACTCTTTCGGCTACTAATATTACGAACGGTTACATTGATCTTTCTCATGTGGTTCAGACTGGATCGGTCTTGTTTTTTGCAACTGGATTGTTGCAATTAGAAGGTACGGATTATACCTTATCCACAGTTTCTAGTGTGACCCGAGTAACTTTTGCAGGGGATTTGACTGCCGCTGGCACTGCGTTAGTATCGGGTGACAAGATTACGGTTGCTTACTCGTACTTGTAATTGAGGGAATAGAATGCGTCTTGTAAATCGTTACATCAATGAAGGCTGGACTCAGGAAACTCCCACGGGTACGATCAACGGCTCGAATAAAGTTTTCACGCTAGCCAACACACCGGATGACTCCGCAAATGTCGCTGTACATTTGGACGGGTTATGTCAGAGACCTACAACGGATTATTCGATTTCGGGGAGTACGATTACATTCGTCACCGCGCCCGCTTTGGGGCAAGACGTATTCGTCCTTTATTGTAAGAGGGTATAAGAGATGGGCAGACTACAGAATGAAGATCATAAAAGCAGTGCGGAATTAATTGCAGCGGGCGGGACGGCTGCCCAGTTACTGAATGACTCAAAAATCTATGTCACTGGAAACGGAATTAACGACACTCTCTATAATGCGATTGTAGGCGGATCAATCGGAGGAGGAGGAGGCGGTAGTAAAAACTACATTACCGTGGGCTCAACCTTCGAGAACAACGCTACGACCGGATGGTCTCTTGCTCATTCCACCCTTGATTCGACAAGCAAAGTCCCTAATCAAGTAAGCGGCTCTTGGACGTCTGCCGCTGGAACTTTATCCATTACGACAGTAGGCTCAGGCTCTCAGTTAGCGGGTAACTACTCCTTATCTCTCGTTTCATCCGCTGCAACTACAGCCGGGGACATGCTGGTTTCGAATGCGATTACCTTAGACAAGGAAGCGCAGGCGTCTGTTCAGACGATCACCTGTTATTATAAAGTTGCCTCTGGTTCTCCTAATTTTTCTGGTACCTCCTCAAACTCGTTAGCCGCCGCCATCTATGACGTAACGAATAGCGTCTGGATTCAGCCCTCCGGGACTTATAACTTTACCAATACGGGAACGGTTGGGAAGTTTTCAGCGACGTTTCAAGTGCCGAGCAATTCTACTTCGGTTAGGTTAGCTTTATTTTTTCCGAATGCTTCCAGTGGAGCCGTGACTATTTATTTCGATGATTTCGGATTAGGCCCACAGGTTTCTCCGTTAGCTCCGGCAGTGAGCGATTTTCAAAGCTACACGCCAACATTTGCAGGAATGGGCACGGTAACAGGAATTTATTGCTATTGGGCGCGTTTTGGAAATGCCATTCGAGTTTACGGAAAATTTACAACTGGCACGGTTACAGCTGCAAATGCAACATTTACACTGCCCAATGGGCTAACTAATTCAGACACGCAAGGCGAAATTGGTGGGGAATGGTGGAGAGATGTTTCGGGTGGAGGTGCTGTAAAGCGCGGTTCTCTCCCTTATGCACCTGGCTCTAATTTAGTAGGATTTTCATGGGATGACTCTACACAAGCCGTATCGCCAGCAGCACAACAACTTGCATCATCAATTATGGGCTCATCTCAAACCATTTTTTTCTGGTTTCAATGCCCTATCACTGGCTGGAGCTCCAACAGCGTCGCGTCAAGCGATACAGATACTCGAATCGTGGCGATGCAGGCGTATTTGTCGACGAACACAGCAAATGCTGGAGCTAATACAGTTACGCCTTTCAACACGGTATTGAACGATACGCATGCAGGTTACTCAACGGGTACAAATTTATACACGGTTCCGGTTAGTGGTTATTACCGCGTCAGCGTTTCTGGAATTACAACCTCATCAAGTGGAACTTGGTATATTCGGAAAAATTCTACTTCATTTCAAGATTTGGCATCTGTTTTCAGCACGCAAGTAAGTTCAGGGGCTCAAACAATTCTCTGCAATGCAGGAGATACTTTAGGAGTTTTTGCAAACGCGTCATTAACTTTTTCGGGAAGTGGAGCTCCTTACGCCACGTGTTTAAGCATTGAGCGCCTTTCAGGTCCTGCAGTTATCACTGCGACGGAGAGCGTGAACGCGGCGTATTATGGCACTGGATCTCTCGCGGTCACGACGAGCTATCAAAATGTTACATTTAACAATCGAGAATATGATTCTCATTTAGCTTTTAATGGCACCACGTTTACCGCTCCGGTTTCTGGGGTTTATTTATTTAGTCCCACTATTGCTATAGGCGCATCCGCTGCGAATAATGCGTACGTTGTTTACGTGAAAAATGGCACTCAGGTCGCAAGCACCAGTAATGTTTGTGTAAGATTTACCGCAGCATATTCCGATACTCGGACTTATGCTTATCAACCTAAATTAAATGCAGGAGATACAGTGTCTATTCAATTTGCAGCTGACACCAATGGTGTTGTGACTGTAGGTCAATCAACTTCGAGAATGCAAATTACGAGAGTAGGTAACTAATGAAACGAGTCATTGTTAAGAATTTAGATGGCATTCAAACGAACGGTGCTGATTTAGAAGATCCAATTCAGTGGATTGCTGAGTGCGAAGCAATGGGCGCATGGGGCGTCGAAGGCTCATACACTGTTGAGGTAATTGACCTAGATCAAGATCCAGCTTGGCTACTTGAGCAATGTCATTCAAAACGAGCTGCTGAATACCCGCCGATGTCCGACTATCTAGACGGAATTGTAAAAGGTGATCAAGCTCAGATCGATAAATACATTGCAGATTGCAAGGCTGTAAAAGTCAAATATCCTAAACCTTAGAAAGTTGAGACATCGTGAGTGCGACGCAGTACCCAGACAATTATGTCTTAACGACAGCGGCGCAGACTAAACAACTCAATATTGTTCTATGCATTGACGGGCTCTCAACCTGTTTTTCAGTCGCAAATACCTATACCCGAATCAGGTATGGTGATGCGGGAATTTACTACGGGACACCCGGCGTAGTGTATGGAGCTCTAAGACTTCGCGATGATGTAAAATCTTATCTGAGCTTTGACTCAGGCATGACTTTGTCACAAAGGCTTGAGCCAGAACAGGGTCGCGCATCGATCTCACAATTTAGTTTTACGCTCATTGATAAAGATGGCTACGTCTCGCAAGTCGTCTCACCCGGTGGTGGGCTACTCAATGAGATTCTAGGCCGAGCCGTCACGGTTAGAATGGGTTATCTCAACAATAGCTACCCAGAGGATTATTTTGTCGTATTCCGTGGCATCATCACGAATGTTCAAATCGTCGCGGGCAAGGTTAACCTCTCCATAGGAGATGCGAATCAAAAAAGACGCTCAGCTACGTTTAAGGTCGCAAAAACCACACTCACGGCTGACATCACAAGTTCGCAACTCAATATCCCCATTAGCTCAATCGTTAATTTTTATGACCTCATAATAGATGAAAGTCCGGCTACTCCGAACCTTTGGAGTGTAAAGCCCTACGTGATTATTGAAAATGAAATCATCCCTTACGGCTATGGTGCAATCTCTGGAAATACGATTACGGCTTATTCACGGGGGGGAGTGTATGCGAGAGGCACAAGTGCGGCAGCTCATGCGAACGGAACGAACGTCACGAATGGAATTGAAATCAATGGTCATCCAATTAACCTAGCTTTGAGAATTATGCTCTCTGGCTGGGGTGGGCAGCCTTGGAAAACAGGAGTAATCTGTACCGCTTTGGGTCTAGTCATTGACGGAACGGTCACGCCCGCTGCTAATGTGATCGTGCTCCCCCCCGCAACAGACGCAGATATCGAGTATGGCCTAGTCATAAATGACCGCGTGCAAATCTCAGGCAGCACGGCGGGGAATGACGGAACTTATACGATTACAGCCTTCGGGACGTGTGAAGGGTTTTCTAATCGATTGATCTATATCAGCTCAAATCTTGCTATCGAAAATCCGGCCTCAAGTGTGACTCTCTCGTTTTATTCTCAGTTTGACGTTTTGCCTAATAACGCGGGGCTTGCCCTAACTCCAAACGACGTGGATGTAAAAACCCACATTAAATATAGAGATACCGTTTTTGTGGGCACTGAGTACTTTATGGTACTCTACATTACGAGCCAACAAACGGGTAAGGCGTTCATTGAAAGTGAAATGTATTTACCCATGGGAGCGTACTCACTCACTCGTTATGGCAGGCTCTCCATGGGTTATACTAAGCCGCCCATTGCAGCGGATAAGCTTGTGGTGCTTGACGCAAATAATGTGGTTAACCCTCAAAACATTTCAGTCTCGCGGGGGCTCAATAACCGAAAATTCTATAACGAAATTCAATTTCAATACGATGCAACGGACGCGGGTAATTTTCAAGAAGTCGTGCGCTCAGTCGATACAGACTCATTAACTAAGATTGGGATTTTGCAGCTCTTGCCGATTGCATCGCAAGGATTGAAGGCTCAATACGGGGGTGGAATTCTTGCCAACCGGATTTGTAATCGCTTACTCACCCGATTCAGGCAGGCAGCCTTTGACGTTCAGCTCTCGACGTTTTGGAATCCGGGCACGTTCATTGAGGCAGGCGACGGGGTAGTGCTTCGCGACGGTGGGTATTTGCATTTAACTAACTTTGCAAACGGTACAAGAGACCTAGGCTCTCAAGTCCTAGAGGTGACTGACCGAACGATTGACCTCAAAACAGGGCAAGTGAAGCTCACTCTCACGTCTGCCTTGGGGAATATCTTAGACGCTCGCTATGCGGTAGTGTCTCCCTCCTCTCAAATCTCAGCGACCGGCACGACGACAAGTCAACTCAAAATAAAGCCAAGCTACGGCAACACCGTGGATGAGATTTTAAAGTGGACTCAACTTGTAGGGATTGACCTTTTGATTCATGATTACACGTTTACGCATGTTGAGACGCGGACGCTCACGGGAATCAGCTCAACGCAACCTGACACGCTTTTACTCTCAAGCCCACTTTCGTTTTTACCGGGCGAGGATTATATCATCGATGTCGCACGCTATGGAAGTGGTACAGATCCAGCCTATAACTCGCTTGCGAAGGCGGTTTATTGCTTCATGGACCCGACTCTCACTGTACTTGCGGGGCTCTCTACTACTCAATTCACGGTGTCCTTGAGTGACCTGGCCAAGCTGTCCTTAAATGCATCTATTTTTATTCGAAGTGATGATTGGTCAGTCAAAAGCCCAGACGTGAAAGTATCGCAAATCATTAGCCCTAACACGGTGGTGGTGAGTGACTCGGTAGGGTTTACCCCTTCAGCTGGCCAAAAAATTGAGTTAGTAGGGTTTTTAGATAGCGGCGGGGCCTATCGCTATTTGTAAGGAGATTTATGTCAAATTTAAGTACGACAAGCACACTCATTCAGACGGAATCGCTTCAGTATCAAGCGCCCGTCTCAGAGAGCTCAATGCAAGCGATGGGTGGGGCGATTAATTATTGTTTATTAAAACTGATTCCGATTGGGACAGTGCTTCCCTCGATGCTGACTCAAGCTCAATTCAATGGTCAGGTAGGCGTGGGCTATTGGGTGATAGCAGATGGCTCATCTTGCACAGGTACAACCTATGCTTCAGTGACTGGATATGCAACCGTGCCGGATCTTCGCGGGGTATTTCTCCGAGGTAAAAACAATGGGAGAGCCGACGGAAAACAAAACCCCGACGGTGATCTGTCGCTAGGGACGTATCAAGCCGATGCGTTTGCAAGTCATAACCATAGCTATACAGTAGATGGCGACAACGGTAATCAGCCGGGAAACCATGCTGCGTGTGGTAATCAAACGGGCGGCACTCGTACTAATACAGTCGATTTCACTGGTGGTAATGAAACGAGAGCCAGGAACGTGACAATTAACTATTTTATCCGGGTGAATTAATGCAAGAGATCATAGAGGCGATTGAGGCAACGGCAAAAGAGCAAAAGATAGACCCGAAGCTACTGCAGGCGATTTGCACGGTTGAGAGTAGTTTAAAAACCAATCTAGTGCGTTTTGAGCCTGCTTATAGTTATTTATTTCAGACCTCAACGTTTGCAACCAAACTTCTCATCTCACAAGACACTGAAGCAGCGTGCCAGAAATTCAGCTATGGACTCGGGCAAGTTATGGGCGCAGTCTGTAGGGAATACGGCTATAAAGAGAATTTAATGAGCCTTGTAACTGACTGGAAAACTGCTTTAAAATTCTCAGCGATGCACCTTGCTAAATACCTGAAAAATAGACCTAACGTGCAAGACGCCATTGCAAGCTACAATGCGGGCTCTGTCAGGAAAACACCTGACAATATTTATGTAAATCAAGCTTATGTAAATAAAGTCATGCATGAATTTGAAATGCTCAAGTCCGTTTGATTTCGCTTTGATTCTTCCCCATAATCAAAGGAGGAGGCTGTTACAAGGAAGTGACTTGCCTCCGCGAAAACCAAGGGGATAAAGATGGAACAAATGATCGATCAATTACCAATTATTTTAGGCGTTCTTTTAGGCATCTCTGAAAGCCTTGCGCTCATTCCAGCTTGTAAGAGCAACGGCATACTTGACGCGATTATTAAAGTACTCAAGGTTTTAAGTAAAAAAGAATGATCACAGGCATTCTCACCTTTTTGCAAATGCTGCCACGGCTGTTCACACTTATGGAGCAACTAGGACGCGTCATGGCAGATAAGCGTTTTCACGCCTGGTTAGATGATCTTGAGAAAACAGTGGATCGAATCGAGAAGGCTCAGACACCGAAGGAGAAGCAAGATGCCGCGCAAGCTCTGGCTCAGTCTATTCGTAATTCTCGCTAGTTGTAACAATGGGCCAAACGTCACGATTTGTCTGATTGATTCAAAAAACCAGACCCTTGAGTGCTCAAATGCGGATGGCATTAAAACGACGTTAAGGCTTGATGATTCAGACAACTACGTGTGTCTATCTCCCCAGGATGCTGAGCGGCTTTTGCGTGCTTATAATCAAGCGGGGGGGTGTTTACCGTGAATCAAAATGAGCTAATCAAGTGGGGAGTATTTTTGCTCTCGCTCGTTTCCTCAATCTTCGGGCTAGCAGGCTACGCGTTTAATCAGTTTGAGAGTAGAGAAAACTCAGCTGAGATGCACAGATTTATAGAGAAGCGATTGGATCAAATCGAGGATAAAATTGATCAGTTAATTACGCGGTAATCAGTAAGGACTAGCCTGATTTGCGTGCCGTCTTTCGTCTCGTAGGTCACTCTTTGTTTTTCCAAAAACTCCCGTTTCAAAATTTGGTTCTTACTCTCTGGAATTTGATGGACGATCAAATCAAGATCATTCTCAGTAAGCTCATAGACTGAGACCTGTGAGCGGTAGAAGTCTTGATAGTTCACGATTTTCAAAAGCTGATAGCGAATCACGCTAGAGTTTTACGATGAGATACTCAATTTTATAATTAGCCGTGTCAGTTTTTTTAATCCCGGTGCATCGTATAGCCGCGACGCACCGAGATCTCTCCGTCTGTTGGACTCAGAAAATCAGGTGATCACACAATGAGAAAGGGTTCAAACGAAAAAGGTTTATATTTTGTATGTTTTAGCTTTTGCAAAACAACTCGCGGACTGACAGATTTTGATGTTGTAGTTGTCGTCAATTTTTACAAAAATCCCCCTCAGTCTGAT